TGAAGCTGATGGAATCGTCTTTCTTTGTCACCATTGCGGATACACTGGTGGAACCAAGAATGGTTCAAGCAATTTTGTGACACGCAAAGAAAAGGTTTATCAATTACCTTCTGTCAAAGAAACCGATATGCTCCGTCCTGACACCCTTTTTTCCTATTTTGCAGAGCGTGGCATCAGCAAAGAAACGGTACAGAAAAAAAAGATTTATGTCTCAGACAAAACATGGATTGCTTTTCCTTACCACGATCAAGATGGATCAATGGTTAATATCAAATACCGCACACGATCTAAAAAGTTTAAGCAGGAACCCAATGCAAAACGCACCCTCTACAATTATGACCTTGCACATGATGCGGACACTATCATTTTTGTAGAAGGTGAAATGGATGTATTGACCTTAATAGAATGTGGTTTTGACAATGTGGTCTCCTTGCCAGATGGTGCGCCACAAGAGGCTAAGTTCAATGAGAAGGATGCTCGTTTTGCTGCCCTTGCTAACTGCCCATTGAATGCCACCAAGGTAATAATCTTTACGGATAATGACACGGCGGGACAAAGCCTTCACGCTGAACTGGTGCATAGGTTTGGAAAAGATAAATGTTGGTTCGTGGATTACCCCTCTGGTTGCAAGGATGCTAATGAAATTTTTTTGCAACATGGGGGTGGTAGGATTCAAACGATAATTGACAATGCCAACCCTTACCCTGTTGATGGGGTTTATTCCGCTAACCAATTTTACGGTTCAGTCTTAGACCTTTACAACGGGAATTACACTAAACCAGTTGAGATTGGATATCCTGAATTAGATGAAATCTACAAGGTTTTGAAAGGAACTTTTCATGTGGTTACGGGAATCCCAAACCACGGCAAATCATCTTTCTTGGATCAAGTACTGACCAAAATGGCAGAAGACCATAAATGGCGATTCTGTATTTTTTCACCAGAACATAGCACCTCCATGCACCTTCGCAGACTGGTTCAAATCCGCACACGCAAGGCATTTGACGAAGGTTTAAGCAATCGTATGTCAAAGGATGAGTTGCAGGATGCCTTGGCGTGGGTAAACGAACACTTCTATTTTATTGAAACCAAAGACTCAGTTCCAGACATTGATTACATACTAGACAAAGCCAAAAGTGCGGTTTTGAAATATGGCTGTGATGGTTTAATCATTGATCCGTACAACGAAGTGTCTGCTGTTCGCAAAGGCAATCAAAGGGAGGACGAACACGTTAGAGATTTTATATCCAAGTGCAAACGCTTTAGCAGAGTACATGATGTTGTCACTTGGGTAGTTGCTCACCCCACTAAACTGCCAAAAGAAAACAACGGCCAATACTCTGCCCCGACTGCCTATGACATATCAGGTGCAAGTCATTGGAGCAACCAAAGCGATGTGATACTGGCAGTGCATAGGGATTTTGATAATAAATCCATTGAAGTGATTACCCGAAAAGTTCGGGAACAAGGATTATATGGACAGATAGGCAAATGCACATTTTTATACAATTACAAAACAAGACACTTTGAGCCTGATACCCGATCTGACGATATCCGTGAAATACCACACTGGGGTCATACCTACGATTAGGGGGGTTATTACCCCCTTACTAGGTTTCGTAGCGTTTGATAGGAAGCCTGTTTGAAGCTCGTTTTTTAGAAATTATGCGGGTATTTCGTAATCTTTAGTGATACCGCCCAAACTAGCATCACCCCGAAAATGGGATTTAACCCAAGTAATTTTTCCTGTAGGCAGCTTCCTCATATGCGCTCGGACGGCATGGAATCGTTTTGACTTGCCAGTAGCATCTACCGCATTTGATGAATCGTCCTTATACATGTTGAGCTTCAATATTTTGTGTTCCCAAGTGGGTGCTTTTATTAAAGTAGAATGTTTCAAGTTTTTTACTGGCCTCCTATTCCTAGGAGACAGCCCTTTAACTTTTCGTTGATCACAAATCGCAGGATAGTGCAGTAAGGCTAACCATTTGAAGATTGATGTGTTTGCAAAGTGAACCCACTCCTTCAAGGATTGGTTGGTGTATGCCTCTCCATCATCCCCTCGCCTATCAATATACATGGCATCCATAATGGGTTGGTGATCCGATAACTGATAACGGTATCCGTTGAACTCATCTGTCAACGGGTTAGCCCCTTCTCTAGCGGTATGCCTGTTGAGCCATTGTAGGTCATACCAAACGTGATCGGTACACCACGGCAATCCTTTATTGATATCCTTTACGAACATCATAAATCTAACGCCTTCTGTTAAATCTTTTGACCACGATGTGTTTTCAAACTGTGCGATCTCATTGAAGTCAAACTCTCGCTGTTCCACTAACAGATACACCAACATTCCATGTTCTGGGTCTGTACATTCCAAGACACACTTTTCATATGGTAGTAGCAGTGGCACATCAACCGACAGAGCATCTATTTCCTTCTGAGATAGATGATTATTGTCACTATCGGCCTCAATACTAAACTTCATGCCGTTCTGTAGCTTATAGCTGACTTCCCTCCAAAACCCTTCAAACTGCAATTTGAACAAATCTGCAAACGCATAGTCTGGGGCATATATTGGATCATCACTTTGGCTGTGGCTGACACCTATGTAGTGTTTCCACATATTTTTCATGACCGCATCATAAACTTTTTGGTCTTGCCTGACTTGATGATAACTATAAGATTTTCCACCTATTTTAGTAGCAATCTTTTTTTGCATATTATCCGCAGTTTCAAGCAGTTTTTCCAACAACAAACAAAATTGCTTACTCGCTTCATCATCAATTTCTGGGCTTTCGTTGCTTGCCACCACGCCATCAATTACTTTTTTATTGGTGTATTGGCTAAGCTCTGGGCAGTTTTCATGGGCTAGAAGTATTACATTGTTAGCCCAATCACCGTGACCTTGATTACGCATCGTGGAGGTTTTGGGAATCACTGCGTGGCTTGGCAAAAATGACCTATCAATGATGCCGTTATGCTCTAAGTCAGCAAGTTTGATTAGCTCTTCAAAATATTTCTTTTTCATTTTATTTACCTATTTTTAGTTTAGGGAGGGTTGCCCCTCCCACTAAAATCCTACTCTACGACCACGCTAAATCATGCAAAGACCGATTTGGATATTTGGCTTTCTCTTCATCCTGCCAAAAATAATACTCTGCTTCAGTTAACTCACCGTCCAAATATTCCCCTGCTTCTTCATATGTACAAAATGGAAGGTTTGGTTCGCCTTTAAATACTGCATACATCATATGTTCCTTTTCAATTTATTAACCACACGCAGATTATGATACCAAATGGGTTTATTACTGCAACCCTACTCATATACAAGTTTGTTATAATAACCCCTACCTATATAACAACACGATCTGAATAAAAAGCATTTAGGGTTTGCAATGATAACCGTAATGACCTATTCTATACATGTGCCGAGGATAAATTGAACCAGATAAATTGAACGGAGATAAGAATGAACTTAGACGATACCAACAGAACTTTCGGAGTAGAACTAGAACTACTAAGCCCAGTATCCGATAGGGATTTAGTTGATACCTTAAACACTTTTTGCCAACCATTAAATTGGTACGGTGCAGATAATTGCCCAAAAAACATTGTCTTTCGTAGAGCCAATTACAGCAATAAGGACAACCAATGGAGAGTAAAGCCTGATGTCTCTATTAGAAGCCAAGGCAGAGGCCACGGTGTAGAAATCGTTACTCCAATCCTTAAAGGTGAAAAGGATATGGAAGCTCTGGTTAAAATCGTTACCTTCTTAGAGGAGCTAGGTTGCAAGGTAAACAAGTCTACTGGTTTTCACTGCCACATAGATATCTCTGATTTCAATTCTCAAAACTGCCGTAGGTTGATGATGGTTCTGGCAAAGTACGAAACTTCAATAAATGATTTTTTGCCCCAAAGCAGAAAAGGAAACAACAACCATTATTGTCGCAATTCTTTTTTCGGTAGCGAAGATTTATATCATATTTATAAAACTGTAAAAAGACTTGCTAAAATTTCAAAGCGAGAGCTTTTAGGCTACGAACCTTTTACTGGCAGAGGTAAGTGGAATTTCCAGAACTTTTGGAGACATGGAACTTTTGAGAACCGAGCGCACTCTGGAACCTGCAATGCAGATAAGGTTGAGCATTGGGTTAGACTAACTATGGGTTTAATACTGAAAGCCAAGTCACACCAAGTAGTACCAGTGCATCATGGACGTTTGGACGATGATCGCAATAACTCTAAAACTCTTCTTGCGATGTTAGCCAGATCGGGTTTTATTTCCTCACAAACAAAACGCTTTATGAACAAACGAGCAAAGGATCTAAGAAATGCTGTATAGAGATAACAATGAAATATTTAACGCTGACAGCTTGGGGGATCTTACCCTCATGCTGTTCAAGACTAGCCAAACTAGAAAACCTAACCAAACCCTAGACTCATGGATGCTTGGGTGTGCAGATAGGATTCATACACTTTATGATGTGCGGATTCAGTATCAAACACCAGAACAGTTTGCCCAAGAATTGCTGACTTTAGGATTACTTAACCCACTACACTAGGAGAGATAACGATGTTGATGTTTGCATATGGTGCGAATACGAATATTAATAGCATGACTATGCGTTGCCCTGACGCTGATTATGTTGGCGGCTTTACCTTACCAGATTGGAGATTGGTATTTAGGGGTGTTGCAGATATAGAGCCAGAAATAGGATCTGAAGTGCTTGGGGTTCTGTGGGATATTACCCCTAAATGTGAGAGGTCTTTAGATAGGTTTGAGGGCTATCCCAGATTGTATGGAAAGGAATACTTTGCAGTAAGCGTTGATGGTAATGTAGAGGACGTTATGTTCTACAAAATGAATTCTAACGGCTATCATTTACCTGCTGATGGTTACTTGAAAATGATTAATGAGGGATACCGCTATAGTAATCTGGATTTAGACCCTCTTTATGAAGCAGTGCGATTCACCGCTAGAGAGGAATACAGGGGGTAGTACCACAAGGGGTGTCTCTTTTAAATGCGACTACGGGCTTATTTGGGGCTTGGATAAGATAGAATTAAGGGGTTTTTGATGAAAGTGCAGTCAATACAACACTGGGAAACATATGATTGGATTTTGTATAAACATTACGCCAAACGCTTACCATCCATTAGTTTTTCATTTGGACTGTTCATTGATAATGAGTTACAGGGCGTGATTACTTATGGGATGCCCGCTTCTCCATCTTTGTGTGAAGGAATTTGTGGGGAAACATACAGGCATGACGTTTTAGAATTGAACCGATTGTGTTTACAAAATAACAACAAAAATGAAGCCAGTTATCTAATAGCTCACTCGTTGAAATTGCTACCAACACCGAAGATAGTCGTTAGTTATGCTGACACTGCTCAAAACCATGTCGGTTATATTTATCAAGCAACAAATTTTATCTACACAGGTTTGAGTGCTAAACGAACTGATCCAGAAAATTGTTATCTGACCAATGTTCACAATCGTCATCAGCCATCTGGACAGCCTCAAGTAGAACGCCCAAGGAAACATAGATACGTCTATTTTTGTGGCGATAAACGACAAAAACGTGAATTACTTGATAGTTTAAATTACCCCATTGAACCTTATCCGAAAGGTAAAACACAAAGATATGATTCTGGGGGTTGTGTGCCAATCCAAAGACAAATGTTTTAATTATATGAAAGGCAGGATTTTACATGAAATACACAAAAGAAGATTTTTTATTGGAGAAATCAGAAAAGCCAGAATGGAAGGATGTTCAATGGGAAGATGTTGATCCTTTACAAGAGGCCAAAAGAAAACAAGCGATTGAGGAACGAATCCAAGAACTAGAAGATATGTATCCTAATGGTGGCGTAGATGATTATGATATGTATGATTAGATTTGTGAGTAGGGGCTATCTCCAAAGGACTTGTCACCTTACGACACCGTTTTAAGCGATACGGTAAACGCCCATCTGCCTAGCTGTTCATTCTCACTGGTTCTTTTATTTGGTGAACAGAAATAGGTTAAAAAGCCGCCCCTGTAAATTTTGGTGGATTAAGATGGGTTCGCTTTTTTAAGTTCTGACGCATATTTGATATTTAAACCTGCTAACGTGCAAAGTCTATTTTTCTCATCAAGACCCTTTTCCGTGACCCTTGGTTTGCCATCGGATATCTCTACAAACTCCATAGCCTTAACTTCCATAAGAGCCTCTTCTGGCAGTTCCTCTTGGAACATAACACTAAGCAAAGTGCCTAATCGTTTGTTTTGTTTTTTTGATAAAGACATAAAAACGGATGATTCAAACATCCCACCATTCTTTTTGTTGGAACAATAAGGCTTCTGCTTCCCTTCTTCTAACCAATCCGTCTAGAACCTTTCCTGCTGACTTGTTCCATCTTTTCATTTCACTAGGAACGGCCTTTAAATCCCCTTCATTTAAACGCTTCAACATAGTTGATTGCCTTAGATTGCCAACCCCCAGATTAAACGTCCAAGACACCAACGCATCAAATTGACACTGGGATAATTGCGTTTTGACCTCGCTGTTTACGAACTTTTCAAACTGGTCTAAGTCTTGACGCAATAACTTATCAGCTTCTTCCATATCAATCTTCATGCCTTCTTCCACCCCTTGGGTATGACCGTACCCAATAGTCCACACATCTGCTGAACACTGATAGGCTTCAAGCTCCAACCCCTCAAATTTTTTGATTAGGTCTATGCCTTCATTTGAAATGAA